AAGCCACTAGCCCCTGAACCGTTCTTCTGCGTAAGGCCGGAACGACCTGAAAATTTGTTGTTGTACTTATCGCGTTGGGCTTGGGCGACTCCATCGGTATTACAACGAATACGAGTGTCGGTTTCACCGGCTGGCTCAGTTTTGATCACAACTGCCGGGCGAAGCTGCGGGTTCACGCGGAAGCCCAAGCCGTTACCGATCAGCTGGTAAACACCAAATTGGGTTTGGGTGCTGGGTTTAAAGGCGTAGCAGAAGTCAGTGGTCCAGTCGTCGTTCAGACCACGGATCTGATAAACGTCATCCGCACCATCGTTTTCAGAGTTGCCGGGATCGTTGGCGGCGCTACGACCAGCGACACGGTCTGCAGCAACAAGGCGCCCGCCGTCCTTACTTACATAAAAGGTGACGCGGCTAGATGCCGAGTTGGCCGTAGAAAAGTCGTAGCTGCCCAATACGTTGTCGCCCAGGGCAAATTGATCTGGGTCGATTTCGTCAACCGTGCCCTCGCCAATCAGGAACACGGCGCGGAGCATTTGACCGCCGCCTTGGCTGATCATCTGCGACCACAACAGATTGGTGTTGACGCGAACTCCGCCGTAAGTAGTGGTGCCTATCGTCTCGCGCTTGGCGTACACCAGCGGAATGGTGCTGCCTAGCTCGACGACGTTCTGCAGTGAGTCAAAGCCGGCCTTGGGTGCGTACTCGCTGCGGTTGACAACGTTCTGACCGCCTTCAGAACTTTGTCGAATTTCAATTGGTTTATTAGGTGGTTTCGGCCTAAACAGCAGTGCGGCTGCAGCACTAAGTGCCACGCCGATAACCAAATAAAGGATTAGTACATCAATGGCAATGTTTGTGATCGTGCCGGGCTGAATCTTGCTGTGCTTGGCGCACTCTCGAACAAATCCGCGATATTCAGCCTCGCTTAGCCCCAGTAAGCGCATTAGCTCGCGGTCTTCGGGCAGAAGAGCGATCGGATGGCCTTTGGGATTCAGCATTAGACGAAAGAGATGCTTCCAGTTGTAGGCAGGGAGCCGACTAAATACTGGGACAACGTGCGCTTGGGAGCTTGGCCCGCTACAGCGTCTAAAGGACTGCCCAGATCAAGACCCAGCCTACTTCCGTCGTGCTGGTAAGCCGTGATTTGGAACGTCTCGTCGGTATACGTTGAAGTCTCCTCGTAGGTATCAGTATCCAGCCAAACAGTGCGGATCTGGACGACCCAGCGATCGTCGGCTGCCTGCTGCACAAAATTCAAGGACAGCTGATTTACGCCAAAGATGAGCTGGGCTGAAATGTTGGAACCGTCCAGGCTCACGGTCGTTCCAGTGAAGCCAAAGCCCGAGAAAACGTAGTTGACGCCGCCGTACTCGCGGGTCTCGCCAGCGTGGAAGTTTTGGAAGGCGTAAGTGGTGGCACCCCCGCTCGGAAGGAAAAAGCGGATGTAGGTCCCGACTGCAACTTCACTCATGGTCAGATACCCACCGAGCGACGAGTGCCGGGATTATTTTTTAGTGCTGCCAACGTGCGTGCCTGACCCAAGCGTGCGCCCTCTTGTGCTGCAACCCGTGTTGCCTGCAGCATATTCTCCTCGGTCACGAAGGGCAGGTCGCCAGAGCCAACGCGGCTGTAGCGAATTTCGGTGCTGGTGGCGCCGGAAGTAAGCAGGCGTTCGACCTGACGCTCACGGTTGAGGGTAGTGACCGAGTTCAAGGCTTCGCGGTTTTCGTCGAAGGCTGCCGATCCACCGCCGCCACCGCCAATTGCACTGCGGGTTGCCTCGAACATGTCGTTGGGCACGACGTTGCCACTACTGCCCGGTACAAACAGTTCTGGGCCTTTCTCGCCAACCACGTAAGGCTGACCAGCGGAAACCGGACCGCCTTCTGCTCGAAACTGGAAGGGTCCTCCCCCCGTAAAGATTCCTTCGCCTGCAAGCGTGCCTCCCATGTCAAAGCCGGGAAGTCCGCTGCTACTTGAACCTGGAAGCAATGCTTTAATCACAGCCAGTAACGCCGCCTGTGCAAGCATTTCAGTGACCATATTGATAAATGCTTTGCCGATGTTCTCAAACATCTGACCAAAGGCTTCTGAAACAGTTGTTGTACCAGTGATAAGGCCGGTAATAGAGTCCGAAAACGCTCTGGACATTTCATCAGCAATAAATTTGTACCGCTTAAAAACTTGCTGTTGTTGCAACAGCTGTTTTTCCTTCTGGCTTAGTAAGTTCAGTGCTTGAGTTTCCAACTGAATTTCAGACTGCTTTCCTGCAATCTGTTGATCCAAATCTTTTCTTCTTTCTTCGTCTACATCGGATGTAAGGTTGGCTCTGCTAAGTTGCAAATCAGCAAGTTCACGTTCGAGGGGGGTAATTGTTTCGTAGTAACGGGCGCTTTGCTCTTGCTGCTGGTTAATACGCTCAAGCTCGTCACCTCCAAACGGGAAGGCAAGTTGCGCCTCAACACCAGCGATCTGACCAGCACGAGATTGGCTTATGTCCTGCTGACGACGAGGGCTTTCCAGTGCGGCAAGTTGGCGACGTACATTTAACTCAGAAATAGCCAACTGAAGCTGCTGAGCTTTCAGACCCGACTGGTCCTTAAGCAATTGCAACTGTTTCGTGTAAATACTCTGCAGCAGTTCACGTTCTTTATCTGTAATACCTTTGGCGCTAAGTGCTTTTTTTAGCTGTATAGCTAGGATCTGTTCTTCAATAAATAGGCGAGCCTTATTTTGTTCTAATTGCGTCTGTAATGCGGCACTTTCTCCCTCAACAACACGGGCTCTTTCAATATCGTAATCTCCTACTTTTTTGGTTACTTCAAATGTTTGGCTAACGAGACTTAGTTGCCTCATATAGGCCGCGTCTTTTGCTTCAGCACTAGCTATATCTATAGATTTAAGTTTAGCGGCGTACTGCAGATTTGCAGCTCTAATCATTGCAAGGTTCTTTTCCTTGTCGAAAATTTTTCCAATCCAGCTGTTTTGAATTTCAGTAAGTTTATTATTGTATTCTTGTAAAGCAACAGCTTTTGCGGCTTCAATGTAACGTGCCCCATCTTTTTCAAGAGTTAGTCCAACAAGAGTTAATTGTTTTCCGGCAAGTTCGACTTGATTTTGTAGTTCTGCTGTTTGAGCGGCGCTTCTCAAGGCAGGCGTCTGATCTGTCGTAGCTCCAGGGACTTTAATGGTCGCTCGAGGCTCATACTGACGGTAAAGGCGAGATACCTCTTCTCGTTTTTGAGCCTCATTAAAAATTGTCATACCACTCAATATTTGCTGCTCTTGTTGTTTAACTGCTGCCTGATCTTCAGCACTAAGGCCGGCAAAAATATCTGTTTGTTTAGCAGCTTCCCGACCAACTTGATTACTTAAAGACACAACGTCGGCTAACCAGCTGATAAACGCAGCCAAAGGGCCGGCAACTGCTGCTTGCATCTGCAAGCCTAGTTCTGCCATCGCTCGGTTTAATTCTTCGCTGGCTGCACCTGCGTTTTGTAGATCTTTTACCCCTTGAACACCTATTTTTCTTACTAGTTCCTCTTGAATAGTCGCTGCAGCTTCATTTACACGGCCCGCTTCTATAAGTTTTTCTATGTATCTCTCTTGACTCTTACTCGCTAGAAGTGCTTTCTCCCTTAACTCATCAAAAGATGCAATAGGATCTTGTAAAGCCTTACCGACATCTGCAGCACTTTGAATAAAAGCATCGACAGGAGCGCCTAAAGCACTACCTACAACACCACCTAAAGGACCGAAAAACTCGCCAACGAAGCCACCTAAAATACCTGCAGGCCCGGCCCCAAATAAAGCTGGAAATGCAGCTCCAACAAGGGGGGAGCCTTTTCTGGAAGTGCCTGTTTTTGTCTTAGGTCGAGCAGATAGAGGTGAGCGAGGAAATCCTGTGGCACCTGCTTCCGTAAAACCTGGGGGTAGCGCCGGACCTTGCACGGGACCTATACCCCGTGCAATGTCTAGTTGGCGGTTTACTTCGGCTATGGCCTGAGCTAATTCACGGTAGTCGCTGGAACCACTAATAGCTTGTCTTTGGGCTTCCCGAAGCTGTTGTTCATATAGCTCCAGGCCGGCTATAGACTTAGGGATAATTTTGTTTAAATCTATAATTTCTTGGGTAGCGGTAGTTTTTCCTATACCCTGCTGTTGCGTATAAATTTTACTAAGTACTTGTAGTCTATCAATTTCAGCTTCCGTCAGTTTGCGGGAGGCTTTTTCGGCGGCTGTGATGCTAGCTATAAACTCGTCTGAACCCGCGTTGGAGTTGGCGGCAACGGTATTAAACGCTCGCATTTGAGCGTTCAGTCCGGCCATTGTTTTAGAAAAACTATCACCCTTAGCTGTTCCTTTTGCTACCTCCTGTACGTATAAACTTAATTCTTCTTTTGCCGCTTTTACTTCTGCTGACGCTCTTTTATCGAAAATAGACGGGATAGGCTTAAGTCTTTTTTGTATGTTTTGTACTGCTTTTACACGATCTTCAATTTCCTTGAGCTGCTCCAGGCCATTGACGCGGAGGTCGATTACAGCAGAGTAAGACGCCACCGCTTTTGTCTGGACTACTAACGAGTCTAGCGGCGGCGTTTAGCCTTTTCGATCTCCTTTTGTTGGTCCTCGTTGAGGATCTGGAAATAGGCGCTCCAACCGATTAACTCTTCGGCGGTCATTGTTGCCCGAACTTCGCTCAAACTGATGCCTAGCTCCTTGGCGACGCCAAATTGGAGCATTAGCCAATTGTCCTTGCGAAGTTCGGCGCTCAGGCTTTTGGGTCGATGGGCTCGTCGTCCGTGATGACGGCAAGCATCAAGGCTTGCAGATCCTTGTCCTTGACCTCGTTCTTGAGCACGTCGATCTCACCAGCGGCAAACAGCTTGCTGCCGTTTTCGTCCAGTGCCTTTGCAATCAGCAACTGGAGGGCAAAAGCGTTGGCATCATCCGACTTGGCTTGCTTTTGAGCACGCTCGCGCTCAGCGGCAGTCAAAGGAGTGACCCACATCTCAAATTCACTGCCGTCCGACAAAGTGACGACTTTTTTAGTGGGCTCTAAATTTGCTGCCTTTTTCAGGCGGTCAATAGCTCGAATTGGAACAGGCATAAACCAAGTAAGGCTTGTATTTAATGTAGCAGGTTAGAAGCAATAAAAAACCCCGGCTTTCGCCGGGGCTCGTCCCCTGTAGGCAGACTATCAAGCAGAAGTGCTGAAGTCGAAGGTCGGGGTGCCGGAAGGACGGAAGTTCACGGTCACAGACTGGGCATCGTCGGGGTTGATGTTCAGGCTGGCCGAAGTCAGCACTGCATCAAACTCGATCGAACGGCTCAGGCTTTCGCTCAAGGTGCCACCGCTAAACACTTGATCGGTGTACAGCTTGAAAGCGGCGCCGGTCTGTTGACGCTGGAGCACGTCCTCGATCATCCGGTTGGACAGAGCAGCATCCTCATTGGTCATGTAGACCGTTGCGGTGCCGGTGCCATCACCGAAGCCGGAGATGTAGCTACGGAAAGGAACGTACTGACCGGGGGTTTGACCGATGGTGGTCACGTCGATTTCAGCACGGCTGATTTCGAAGCTCCAGTCGCGGACTTGGCCGACAACAGCGAAGGAGGCGTAAGCAACCTGGAACTCGTTAGGAGCAACAGCGGTGCCGTCATCGGTGATGTCAACAGCAGTACCGCCAGCGGTTGCAGAAACCTGCAGCGCACCAGTGTTAGCGGTGTAGCTGATGACGTAGTAGGTGGTTGACAGTGACAGACCTGCGGGCAGGGTGCCAGTGCCGGAGCCGCCGGTCTGGCTGTTGATCACGCTGAACTGGACGGGATCACCAACCTTCAGGTTGAGGTAGGTCTGCACCGTGATGGTGTCAGTGCCGATATTCACGTCGGACTCACCGAAAGATCCGGTGGTTCCAGCGGGTTTGTAGTAGAGGGCGCCGGACGTGCCGGACAGAACGGTGGTGGCCATTGGCTTACCAGAGACGACTAGTGGGCGGGCACTGCCCGGCT